TTTACGGACATGCTCGAACACTTTGCCAACGGGGATGAAAAGTTTTGCCCAGAGTTTGATCTGTGCTTTTTAGATGAAGCCCAAGACTTGTCCCCACTCCAGTGGGACATAGCCCACCTGCTCGACCGCCGATCCAAGAAGATGTACTGCGCCGGAGACGATGACCAAGCCATCTACCGGTGGGCGGGTGCAGACGTAGACCACTTCATTAACCTGCCCGGTGGTTCAGAAATACTGTCGCAGTCTTACCGCATACCCAAACGTGTTCATGATGTGGCGGAGAATGTCGTGCGTCGCATCGCCAGACGGTTTCCGAAAGACTACGAACCCCGTGAAGAACCCGGCAATGTGACGCGGATTACTACTATCAACTCCCTCGACATGGCGCAAGGAGACTGGTTGATTTTGTCGCAAGCAGGCTACCAACTCACCCCCGTGGCCAACGACCTCAAGTCCAACGGCTACCTGTTCAACTACCGCGGCAGACGGTCCATTAGCGAAAAGGTGAGCGAGGCCGTCAACGGCTGGGAGCAAGTGCGCAAAGGAAAAGAAATAACCGGCAGCGTAGCGCGTATAATATACAGCTATATGGCAATAGGTGACCGATTAACACGCGGCTTTAAAAAGCTGCCGGGAGTAGATGACAACGAGCTAGTCACCTTTGACGCTCTGACCGAACACCACGGTCTAAAAGCAACAAAGGATATGATCTGGTCCGTCGCCATGGACAAGCTGCCCGATACCGACCGGGCCTATGTCACGGCACTCCTTAGAAGAGGAGAGAAGTTTAATGGGATTCCCCGCATAACAGCGTCCACGATCCACGGATCAAAGGGCGGCGAGGCCGATAACGTCGTACTGTTCACGGACCTCAGTCCAGCAGCCGATACACAATTCCAGAAAAACCCGGACGATACTCATAGAGTTTTCTATGTAGGCGTAACCCGTGCTAAAAAGAACTTATACATTGTAGACGCAGAAGACGTATCACGGAGTTATGACCTATGACCAAGATTACATTCAGACAGTACATGGAAATGATGCAGGAGGCTGAAGCCAAATACGGCGTGGTCTACGAAAGCGAAGTTTCCAAAAGAGACTGGGATAACCCCCTCATAAGAGACGAGGACATACCCGGTCTTACCTTGCAATGGGACCAAGAACTCAAAGAATGGTGCGTATTCGGCCCCCTTAACCAGACGGTACATTAAATGAAAAGAGAAGCATTACTTCACGCGGCAGAGAAACTTATCAACGGCCCGCGGGCCAAAGACTACGGGGACGCTCTGCATAACCATAAGCGGATTGCTGCCGGGTGGAACGTAATCGTGGAGGGCGCTATGACAAGCCATGGCTTTTTAACGCCCGCACACGTCGCCTTGATGATGGACTGGGTTAAGACCAGCAGATTGGTGGAAAGCATTGACCACGAGGACTCGTGGATAGACAAAGCAGGGTACACGGCTCTGGGAACAGAATTTGTACACGAAACCAAATCATCGGGGAACACTAATGGCAAAACTACAAATGAGCATGTTCGCACCAAAAAGTGAGTGGATACCGCCGCTAGAACTGCCGGACATCACGTCAGCTAAAAAGATAGCCATCGACGTAGAAACACGCGACCCGAACCTCAAATCAAACGGCCCCGGCTGGCCTACCGGTGACGGTGAGGTGGTGGGGTATGCCGTAGCCGTAGAAGATTGGTCGGGATACATTCCTATCCGTCATTTTGGTGGGGGCAACCTTGATGAGAAGGTCGTCAACCGCTGGCTCAAAAAAGTATTTGAGTGTCCTGCCGATAAGATCATGCACAACGCGCAGTATGACTTGGGCTGGATCAAAGCGATGGGCTTCCAAGTAAACGGGCGCATTATCGACACCATGGTCGTCGCGTCACTGCTGGACGAAAACCGTTTTAGCTACAGCCTGAATGCGCTGGCCTACGACCATCTGGGCAAAGTTAAATCAGAGAAAGGTCTAGTGGAGGCGGCGCGGGAGTTCGGAGTCGATCCGAAAGCAGAAATGTGGAAGATGCCCGCCATGTACGTTGGACCGTATGCAGAGGGTGACGCTGAACTTACCCTCGAACTCTGGAACTACTTCTCCGTTCAACTTGGCAAAGAGGGCCTGTGGCCTATCGCTAATCTCGAACTTGACCTCCTCCCATGTCTCGTTGACATGACGATGCGGGGCGTTCGGGTAGATACGGATAAGGTCGAGCGAACTAGGGATAGCCTGCTCAAGCGGGAACGGGAAGTCGTGAAGGAGATCAAGCGCATCTGCGGCACTGATGTCGAAATCTGGGCTGCACAGTCTCTCGCTAAAGCGTTCGATAAAGTCGGCGTCCACTACCCACGCACTGAAAAGGGCGCACCGTCGTTCACGAAACTCTTCCTCCAAGAGCATGAGCATCCCCTCGCGCAACTCGTCACTCAAGCTCGGAACCTGAACAAGACATCCGGCACTTTCATTAATACAATCATGAAACACTGCCACGCTGATGGTCGAATACATTCCCATATAAACCAAATCCGTTCCGACGATGGGGGCACGGTATCTGGACGTATCTCAATGTCCAACCCGAACCTTCAACAAATCCCGGCCCGCGACCCAGAACTGGGACCAATGATTCGTTCGTTGTTTCTTCCAGAGGAAGGCGAACAATGGGCGGCCATTGACTTTTCGCAACAGGAACCGCGCATCTTGGTACATTATGCGCATGTATACGGTAAAACGCGAGGCGTTGCGTTGGAGGGCGCTAAAGAGTTTGTCGCTGCCTACAACGATAATCCTGACACCGACTTCCATACCATGGTGGCGGAGATGGCTAACATCCCGCGCAAGCAAGCCAAGACCATCAACCTCGGTATGATGTACGGCATGGGCGTGAACAAGCTGTCCGAACAACTCGACGTGTCGGTCGAAGAAGCCAAGGGCCTGACCAAGCAATACCACGACCGCGTACCGTTCGTTAAAGGCTTGATGAACGGCGTCACCAACCGGCTAAACGAAAAATCCTCCGGCGGCTCATTGCACTCGCTGCTGGGCCGTAAATGCCGGTTCGATCTATGGGAGCCCGATACGTTTGCCATGAACAAGGCGCTGCCCTACCGGGAGGCCGTTGACGCCTATGGGCCCACGACCCGCCTCAAACGGGCCTACACCTACAAGGCGCTTAATCGGTTAATCCAAGCATCTGCTGCGGATATGACGAAAAAAGCGATGGTCGATCTATACAAGCAAGGCATCATACCCATGCTTCAAATCCACGACGAAATAGCCATGTCCGTGAAAAACGTCGAGGAAGCAAACAAAGTGGCCAAGATCATGGAAACCGCAGTGCCGCTCGAAGTCCCATCCAAATGCGACGTGGAGATAGGCCCGTCTTGGGGTGAGGCCAAGTGATCCTCTAGCGGCGGCACAATAACCACGGCCCGCGTTTCAAGGTTCACGTAAGCCATGCGGATGTTAAACATCTTTTGAACGTCGCTGCGAGGGCGATAAATACGTGACGGTTTTGTACGATTGGGGTTTACACGCCGACCGTCTTTTTTTGCATCAAACAAAAAAATGTCGCCCGAAGGCGACAGTGCGATGAAGTCTGCGGGGCTTGGCTCCCCTATAGGTTTGAATACCCAGTACCCCTGTCGAAATAAAAACTCCTCAAGGATCAGTTCACATATTTTTCCGTCGCGGTGTTTCTTGTGCATCCCAGATCACAAACACTTTTCGGTTGCCCCACCACAATGTTGACAGGTTTTGGTTCAAAACCACGACACAATAGTTAATTTTTTATAAATTTATTCTTACACGGGTTTTTCTTGCATTGTTGTATATCTTCTTATATTATCCTAGATATATTCGGGGGCACGAGGAAAAAATTAATGGATACAACACGCTGGAAAAGCATTCTCGTCCCGCGAGAGGTGTACGAAGACATAAAAGAGCTTTCAAAAAAGGAAGGTCGAACCATTGGTGGGCAGCTACGGCTGGTCTTCGAGTGGTACATGGAGACTTCAAATGACAGAGGCGCAAGGGACAACGGGTCAGTTCCACAAAAATCTGATAAAAAATAAATGCCCGAAGTGTGAACAGACGCTCGAAGTTACAGGCAAAACCAACACCCAACTCTTTCGTAGGTGCAAGAACTGTCACCTATCTATTGTCGATCCGCTCGACGGCGGCGAATACCCCGAAGATATTTGTGAAATATGCGATTAAGTGTTGCTTATCCCATACCATGCGGTCTATACTACGCTTGAACATGGTAAGCATGTTCTCCGTAGTTGATGGCCCCAGTTCGGTTGCCCCCGGCTGGGGCCATTTTTTTAGTGAGGAAAAACTATGGCTGATAAAATTTTCGTAAACGGGCTGCGCGTACAAAAACCACGCGACAATGCTCCCGACTTTGTTAAGGCAAACGTAAGCATAAATCGTGCCGAACTCATCACGTGGCTCGAATCACAGACCGGTGAGTGGGTCAATGCGCAAGTGCTGGATAGCAAAAACAAACCCGGCACGTGGTACGTCGAAGTCGATACGTGGGAAAAGGACAAGTAGCCATGGATGATCTAAACCTACGCGTGTCCGAAATCCCTTGGGTCTACGCCGTCAATCAAATCAACAAAGCCGTCACCGACTTCCAAGACCAACTGGAAAAAAGCGGTTCAGAAGAAGACCTTAAACGCAGCGCAGAAATTGAAAAGTGCTGGCAACGTATCATCCAAGGTTGACTTTTACCTATAAAATCCCATACACTACTCCTTGTAACCCTACACGGAGAACGTTATGAAAGACCTAATTACTATCGAAGAAGTGTGCCAAGTGGCACGAGTCAGCAAGCCAACCATCTACCGGAAGGTAAAGCTTGGCCAGTTCCCTGCCCCAGTCAAAGTACCAACAACCGCGACCCGCGGGCCAAAGATGGTCAACCGCTGGGAAAAAGGCGCAGTCCTAAGCCATTGCATTCAAAACGTGCAGAAGGCAGCAACCGCCGCAGTCAACATCCCACCAGAAGACGTAGACGCCCACTGGCACACGGAACCCGAACCATGGTACGTGGAACACAAGTTTGCTCTCCAAGCCATGATTGGCGGGATGTTTGCAGCACTGGCC